ATAGCCGCAGGCAACGACGATGGAGTCATCCGCAAATACAAGCGATACCATGCGATGAACCAAACACTAGTCTTTGACGACGACGAGCTAGGCGGAGGAGAGAATGTGACGAGCTATTCCAATCAAGGCAAGGCCGGCATGGGAGATTACTATGTCGTAGACATGTTCAGGGCGAGAGACGGTAGTACCGCGTCGGATAAACTCTATTTCAGACCCACTTCTACCCTGTATTGGCATGAAAAATAGGGGTAGTTACCTCCACAAAAATACAATTCCCTTCCATCCACTCAATATCCACTTGCTCCATCCCCGCCCTAGGGTCAGTGTTACTGCACCATATGCAGGGTTTACCCCAGTTGAACAGGCTAGGCTCCTTGTAGAGGACCTTTAGCTGAAACTGCATCTGACACCCCAACCAATCTTTGAAGCGTGGGAAGAACTTAATCCCACCTGCAATGTCATCCAGCACCGCGTAGTCAGCCTCGGGGTTGTCTAGTGCCTCTCCGGCACTGAACAATCCACCCATGTACATATGGCTGCCTAATGATCTGGCCCACACAGTCTTTCCCAATCTAGTAGGTCCGAATAAAATGAGGGACTTTCGTCTACCTAGTATCAGCAATCAGCATAATAATTACCAGGGCGTGTCTCAGCACCACCTGGGAGTGGGTCCCTCTGGGAGGGGCCCAGGTGGGGCTAGACCGACCAACCCTGCCGGGCGCAGCCCACTGCTTACCTCGTTCTCCTCCAAACAAAACATTATCTCTCCATTCTTCGAGACATCCATAGTTGGCAAGGTCAAATACTCCATCGGGTGTAGCGTAGGGTACCTTGACCGGTCGAAACCTCCACTCGGCGAATCGGGTAAGGGCTGGGAAATTGCACACCATAGACTTAGGATCCAGCTCTTCGCAAAGTCTCCAAAACTCTTCACTAGACTCTGAAGCTGCGATTTCTGCCCACGCATCCGCAGATCCAGAAGTGCTTCTTCGGCCGCTAACTCCGCTCGGCCGTTCGAGACCTCCAGCGACAACTTCGCCATCCTTAGTCGCATAATCGTAGCCTCCAACCGCATTTTTTCGACTTGGTTCAACATTCGGGTGGTAACCGTCGACATCGAATACATCAACCTTTCGACTGCGAAAGCGCCGTTCGAAACTGCAAAACACATGGAGGTGAAATCCGTTACCCGTTGGGTAATGCTCACGTGCGACAATGCATTCAGCTCCAAGGCCTCCAAGGACCTCAACAATTCGGTGGGGGTCCAGCTCGGGTTTGACATCGTTGCCTTCTGAGTGAGCGTAAGTGAGTAAGAAGTGCTGTGCGCAGAAAGAAATGCTTGGCATTTGTGTGTCCTCGAAGTCCTGTTGGAAACTAATATTATACAACAGGACACAGGACACAGAAGGACTATAAGTACTTCGGTCCCCCCCAACAATTGTCTCAACAAATCTGAGACATGTCCCAACAAAATGCCACGCTACTACCAAAGAAGAAGGTACTCTTCGTATGCCAAGAGGAGAACCCCAACAAAACGTGCCAAGGCTTCACCACGGCGAAGAAGCTATGGCAGAAAGAGGTATGGTGGAAGGAAAATGACCGCAAAGCGGATAATCAACATGACCGCCAGAAAGAAGCGGGACACGATGCTATCGTGGACCAATAGCACCTCTACAAATCAGACAGGGTCAACCACCTACAGCACAAATGCAGCCGTTGTCAACGGCGGCCTGGCAGACACCAATGCAGCCACATTTGTGTGGTGTGCGACTGCACGCGACAACACCAAAAACCTTGCAGCCGAGAAAGGCACTGTTTACGAAAGTGCCACTAGGACGTCATCGACCCCCTACATGGTTGGCCTAAGCGAGCATTGCGAGATTCAAGTCAACTCTGGCATGCCATGGCAATGGCGCCGCATATGCTTCACGTACAAGGGCCCACTCCTAACAAACACTCCTTCCTTCGCAATGGCGCTTGAGACCAGCAATGGCTGGACGCGAGTACTTAACCAATTGGCCGGCAACCCTGGTTCAGACCCACAGTACAGCCTATTCGTCAAACTATTCAAAGGTCAGAACACGTCGGATTGGGTGGACCCAATGACGGCACGCACGGACAACACTCGGGTCACCATCAAATATGACAAGACCATCACGATAGCCGCAGGCAACGACGATGGAGTCATCCGCAAATACAAGCGATACCATGCGATGAACCAAACACTAGTCTTTGACGACGACGAGCTAGGCGGAGGAGAGAATGTGACGAGCTATTCCA